TACTCCAAAGTCAATTACTGCTTCGAAGGCAAAAGTTAACTTTAATGTTAATATTCCAAATAATCCACCTGAATATATTCTGTTAAAAGAAGGAACAGGATTTTTGACTAATTATGATGATACATCATATCAATTTGTCGCAACAAAAGACTTTAAGGCAGAAGTCGCAAACGGTGTTGCAACATTTACAGATATTGATTTAGTTGAAGGTACGTTAGTCACAACTAATACGGTGTTTTCCACAACCACAAAAGGACAAAGGTTTAGAATTGAGAATAGTAGAGCTGATATCAACACTTTGACGATACGAGTGTATACTAGTCCAACAGCGACTGAGTTTACAGAGTGGAAGAGAGTAGATAATATTTTAGATCCTGTAATTAGTCAAGATTCATTAATTTACTTTGTGAGTGAAGTTGAAGATGAGAACTACGAAGTTGTGTTTGGTGATGGTGTTTTAGGAAAAGCACTAGACAACGGAAACGTCATTCAGATGTCCTATGTGGTCACTCATGGCAAAGATGTCAACGGTGCTAAGACATTCACGTTTGGTGGCGTTCTAGAGGATGCTAGTGACACATTAACAGTACCTTTCTCTGTTTCTAATATCACCACTGTGGAAAAAGCATATGGTGGTGAGGATATTGAGAGTATTGCTAAGATTAAGTATCTTGCACCTAAGTTTTTCTCTTCACAGAACAGAGCAGTAACTAGTTCTGACTATGAAGTGATTGCACGTAACGTATATCCTGCAATTAGTGATATTATTGTGTTTGGTGGTGAGGAACAAGTTCCACCTGATTATGGTAAGGTCTTTATTGCGATTAAACCTAGTACTGCGTCATTCCTTTCTGCATATACTAAGAATCAGATTGTGAAAGATCTGAAGAAGTATTCTGTTGGATCAATTAGACCAGTGTTAGTGGATCCATCTATTTTGTATGTTGAATTAACTTCAAATATCTTCTTTGATGGAACTAAGACAGAATTACTTCCGCAACAAGTAGCAGGTAATGCTGCTAAAGGAATCACAGAATATTTGAAGACATCTCAGACAGAGAAGTTTAATGGTAAGTTCAGATATTCCAAATTCATTAGTGTCATTGACGATTCTGATAAAGCAATCAAATCTAACCTAACCTCAGTCACACTCAGAAAAGATTTCTATGCACAGTTGAACTCATCTACATTCTATGAGATTTGTTATCAAAATCCATTTGCCAGAGACTGTGATGATCCAGTGGTCTCTTCGACTGGTTTCATAACACTAGAATATCCAAACTATACCACGTATCTGGAGGATCGATCTGGAAAAATGATACTATATAGACTAGATCCAGTGTCAGGCGAGAAAATTGTCTTAAATGACTCTTTGGGTGATGTATATTATTCCACAGGTGAGATCATGTTGTATGACTTGACCATCATTCAAGGAAGTTTTTCTGATAATCGAATCGAACTGCGTGTAAAACCTGCATCGAATGATGTCACTGTACTTAGAGAAGTATATCTTGACGTAGATGTAGCAAAGAGCAAATTTACAGCGACTAAAGAATAGTGTCAAAGACTGCTAGGAAGACCTCACTATTAATAGAGAATCAACTCGCTTCTTTTATAAGCGAAGAGTATGAACTGTTTGGAAAGTTCGTACAAAAGTACTATGAGCAATTAGAATTACAAGGTCAACCTCTAGACATTGCGAATCATCTCACAACATACCGTGATATTGATTTCTATGATAAGAGTATACTACAACAGTATACACAGTTAACCCAGTTTGCTCAATCAACGGATACGTCACTAACTGTAGGGGACACGAGTGCTTTTCCTGATAGTGGTTACTTACAGGTTGGTGATGAGATATGTTTCTATAAGTCTAAATCATCTACACAGTTCTTAGAGGTCAGTAGAGGAGTATCAGGTAACACTCAGCTGGGAGATCTCTACAAGGAGTCTACATTTGTTACTACCAATGCAGCAGATCACATTGTTGCTGACAAAGTATACAATATTAGTAATCTCTTTCTCTATGCATTAGTAAAAAGTTTTGAATCTCAGTATCTACCTGATTTTCCAACTGCTTTCCTTAATGAGAGTGTTGATCAGCGTAAACTGATCAAGAATATTGCGGATTTTTACAAATCTAAGGGAACGAGCAATTCAATCAAGTTTTTATTCAAATGTCTGGTTAAGGATGATCCTTCTCCAGAAGTAAAATATCCTAGAGAGCAGACTCTTAAATCTTCTGAGTCTACTTGGATAAAAAATTATTCTCTTAAGGTAAAAATACTTTCTGGTACTCCAGAATCATTTATAGGAAAAAGCATCGTCCAAAACGTAGATGGGGCCTACGCTTCTGCGGTAGTAGATAACGTCCTCTTCAGTGAAAGACATGATGGTATTGATTTGTACGAATTGATACTTGCGGAAGAAACTGTCAATGGTAAGTTTACATTAGCATCGAAGAGTACTCTAACTGCGGAAATTGATAATACGAGTACTGTAGTTAATGTATTCTCCACAATGGGGTGGAGTGATAAAGGAAAGTTCAGTATTAATAACGAAACCTTTACTTTCGAAGAAAAGACTATAGATCAGTTTACAATTAAGACTAGATCTGCTGCTTCTTCACATTCTATTGGTGATTTAGTATATGATGCTGCTAACGTTAGTGTAGGTGACGGTTCTGTACTCATACTAGGTGTATTCTATAGTGCTTCACCTACCAGCCCAAGTCCTTATGCTAATGTAGGAGAGAGACTTGAGATATCAGATCCTGGTTTTGTTAATACAGATGTAAAATTATTCGATTCTTCTAATAATGTTAGATGGGATCTATCTAACATATCTGCCATCTTTGATGATGGTGATGATTACTATATTGCGTTGCCTAATAATCAGTTACGCATTCTTCCTAAACAACCTACTCTAACTACTGAGATCTATAAGAGTAACAATAAGGACATTGGTGTTTTCCTTGATGGTAGTCTTGCTATGGGTGCAAGATACCCTGAGAGTGTACTTAGTGGTTCAATTCAAAAAGTTACTGTTACTCAAAGGGGTAGCGGATACGCTAAAGAACCATTTGTTCTTATAAACGACTCTCCTACCTTTGCAAGGGCAAAGTTAGCAGGTCAGGTAGTCGAATCAGTTATTATTGATACACCACTGCTGTACACTTCTACACCCACTGTAGAGATAGTTTCTGGTAGAGGTGCAATAGTTACTCCAGTTATAACAAATGGTGCTATTACCAGTATGGTCGTAGCAAATCCAGGTGAGTATTATTCATCTCCACCTGTAATCAGAATTTTAGACTTAGCTGGTAAGGGAAGGTTTGCGGAATATAAAGCAGAGATCTCAAATAGTGGTGAATTAACTGGGTGTACCATAGTAACTGCTGGTAGTGGTTATTCCTCTGGTAATATTCGGATCGATATTATCCCCGTTGGTTCTGGAGCGACAGCAGATGCGAGTATTCTCTCATGGACTAAGGATAGGTATAAGTTAACTCAAACAAATCCTGTACCTACTGCTTTGCGTAGTGGTGACGATGGTTCGGACCATAGTCCTATTCTGGGCTACGCTTATGATGGCAATCCCATATATGGTGCTTACGGATATAGCAACCCACTAGATGCATCTAGTTCTATCACACAGATGACATCCAGTTACTCATTGAACCCAGGAAGATCGGTCGGACCTTCCAGGTCTCAGTATCCACTAGGCACTTTCTTCGAGGATTACAAGTATACTCATAAGTTAGGAACACTAGATCAGAACAATGGTCGTTACTGTTTAACACCTGAGTATCCTGATGGTGTCTATGCCTACTTCGTAACTGTTAGTTCATCTAATGAACCTGTATTCCCTTACATCATAGGTGAAAACTATTATGCAGTCCCTAGAGATTCGAACTACGTACAATCACTAAGTCACAACGATATACCCAAATCATCTAAGAGATTAAGAACTGCTGATATTGAAAAAAATGGTGATAAAACTACACTTATAGTAGATGAAATCACAAGAGGAACTATATCTGGTGCAAACGCAGTATCTAGCGTCTCATCATTCTCAGTTGGATCTCAATTAGAGATTGATAATAACGGTACTGAAGGTCGTGGTGTTACTGCTGAGGTTTCTTCTGTAAAAGGTAAGACAGTATCATCTATTGAGTCACAAGATACTAAAGCATTATTAATTGATCTATCAAATACCTCATACCTATTTGCTGGAGACACTATAACACAATCAGTCACTGGTGCAACTGGTGAGTTGATAGGTGATGTGTTTAGTGGTCAACAACTTGCATTGAGAAATGTCAATGGTGTGTTTACAACTACAGATCAACTGTTTTCTAACACTCAAGTAATAACTCTAATATTAGACGAGAATTCATCTTATACAAAAGGATCAAACCTAAGTTACACTGACGGTGTTGCTAGTATTATTGCTGTTGGAGAAGTACTAGAAAGCACTACTAGTAAGAATACAGTTAAAGTTAAAGTAACAAGTGGTGACTTTGTTGTTACTGATGATTACTTTATCAGAAGTAGTAATTTGATTGATAGTGTTGGTTCTAAGTTGATTAGTACTACATCTTTAAGTTCTGGTCTTAATATCTTTACTATAAATGATCACGTCGCAATACTTAAAACTGCTACTAGTCATGGTGTTGGTATTGGTGATGATATTCATATAGACATTAACCCTGATGATACTGAAACAACTACTACACAGTATGTAAGAAGTAGAATCTATCAAGAAGTCACGTTTGAGTCACCAGCCGCTACTACAACTATTAATGATACAGGTATTGGTAGAACTACTATATTGAATGGTGGTGAAGATTATACAGCTGGTACATATATTGATGTTGCTCTCAAGGGTGGTACAGGAAGTGATGCAACAGCAGACTTTGTTGTAGATGCTTCTGGAAGTGTAACAAATGTTACAATTAAGAACAAGGGTACTGGATATCTTAAGTTCGATGTTCTCACCGTTGGTGATACTGATTTATCTAAGACAGATACTAGTACACCTGTACTACAATTAGAGGTAGATCATATTGGTCTAGGACTCAGTGAGACTCAGGTTAATGTAGTTAATAGTATTGGGTTTACTGATGGTGATCGTATACAGATAGGTGACGAGGTATTAGATATCTTAAACAAAAGTGGAAATGTCCTCACAGTTAGGAGGGGGAGTGTGCCAGTTGACCATTTTACTGGGGCAACTGTCACACTGTATGTTCCTGGATATACATTAAACAGAGGTTATAAGATAGGTAACCTTGCTAATGATGCATTCATTCAAACCTATGATGCAGTTACTCAGAAAGCACAAGTTGTATGGGATTACAACTCGACATTATCGAATGTTAATGCTGTTAGTCTAGGTACTGTGTTCTATGACACAAGTGAAGATAAAAGACTTGTTAGAGTTGTTCAAGTATCTGATCCAATTGAAGTATTTGAGTTTTCCACAGATCAAATAAATTTTGTGAGAAATCCTGTACTAAACATTAAGGAATTCT